CACACAGATGTTTGAATTTGGAACTCCAGTTGAAAATTGGGAAGATTCAGTGCAATTAAAGAAAATGTACCAAGAGTATAAGGATAAAGTTGCATCTGAATCAAGAAACATATATAAACGTTCATTAATGAATTATATGGAATTTTGCATGCATCAAATGGATATACCAAAACCTTTGACAACAGAAACTTGTGCCGTGAGACAAAAAATGCTTCGGATACCACATTCAAAATTTGATAAGATCTCTCAAATTTATTTGAAAGAATCAGGTGTATCATTAACAGTTGCAGAAAAACTTGAAAAAGCATCCAGAAGCAAGGAAAGGAAAACAGTTTCCTTGGAATCAGCTCAACATGTTAACAACTTTTTGGAACAATTGTCAATGTGTGGAACTGATGAATATATAGCACAAAGCACAAATATAGATGATTTTCTTTTGGCACCATCTGGCATTGACAGTCACATTTTAGAACAATCAAAAAATGTTTGTATTGACAAAATTCAAACAATACATAATTGTTTTACGGATACAAATGCTTACAGATATTTGAAAACTCAAAGTCTAATTAATGAACAATTATTGCATTACATGTCATTTAGTAAACCATCCAATCAATATGCATTTTTTACAGCTGGTGTTCCCAATACAATCTATATTGTGCGACTATCATATCATGATAAAGGCAAAGATGCTGGTAAATCATTTATGTCAATTTCAATCACAGACAGCCAAGAACCAGTTGAGATGTACGGCAAAGTTTACAAGCAAACCGTTCAATTAGGCAAGCAAACATTTTTTGTATATGCAACAGGTTGGAGGCGTTTAACAGCATCAAGAGCAACTTTTGCAAGAGATGTGTTTTATCAAGTTCTATCCACAAGTTTTACATTTATATCAAGAAGAATTGATTTGACAGAATATGGTATCGAATCCATAAGTATCCAAGATGAAATCAAACATACACTAGCATTGCGTGGCATTTTAGGATTATCAATGGCACAATGCGTAGCAGAGAAAGCTGCAGATTTGAAAAATTTGATAATGTTGGCATACTCAAAATACTCAAACCCCTTGCAGTTTATTAAAGAGAAATTTTCTCCACCATATACAAATGTAATGGAATGTTGGTTAATTAGTAGATTATTACAGATCTCAAAAGTGTGTGAGGAATATCAAAGTTCACCATGTTTTGAGTTAGATAGACCAATTTTTGTAGGATCAACACGAAAATTAAGCAGTATTGGCGGTCATATAAATATACAGTCATGCTGGACTTCAACAAGATTATTATGCTTTCAAGATTTGCTGGATGATCTTTACTTATATGTACATACACCAAAAGAACCTTCCAGTCAACATTCAGAATCTATAAAGGCTGTAAACACAATTTTGAAATTCCAAAAGTTATTTGATGAATTAACTCCAAGTGAAAAAATTGGTGATATTGATGATGCAATTAAATTAAAAAAGCACTTGATGAAGCCAATATCAGTAGGATTTTCATACAATACAGTCACGCATTCTGCAAAAAATTTAATATCTGAGAGAGACATGAGGCTAAAATTACATGAAATACATGATATTGTTAATGAACCATTAATGTCATTGTCATCAACAAAAGCATGTATTCCAGAAGTTCCTCGACTTGTAAAAGAAGTTAATTTAACAATTTCATCTCCATCACCTAAGGCCGTTGTCAAACAAAGTAGGAGAAATAAGCAATTCATCAAGGAATTGAAGTTGAAACACATCAGCACACCTCCAGAAAAACGTGATTACTTAGCATTATACAATTCTACCACTGCATACATACCAATGAAGCATGGCGCACAACGATTAAAAGTTCATGATTGTTTGGTTGATTCAATGTATTTAAACAAAACTATGTCAACATTGATAGATCTTGTAGCATGGCATATCACCAAAAACTCATCTCGTGTAGTTGCAGATATCTGTATTAAGGCGCAATATGGAGCTAAAAGAGAATTTTATGTGGTAAATTTGGGAGCCAAAGCCATGATGAGACTGTGTGAAAATGTGTTTAAATGTCTCTGTATGAAAACTAAAAATGAAATGATCTCAGTCCCTGGTGATACAAAGTTATTAAAAATGCAAGATATGATAAATTTGCAAATGCGTTTAAAAAACAAGAATGAGCATTTAATCAGTGTAAATGGTGATTGCACAAAATGGTCAGCAGCCGAAACTCTGCAGGCATTTGAAGCATTTACATTGGGGCTAGGGGAAACATTGCCGTTGCCATTGAGAAAATTATTACTTCATATATTCAAAGCATGGGCAAATAAAGATATATATATACCTATGACTATATTAAAAAATACTACACATTTTACCGATGCCACAAATTACATGAAAGAAAACAATGTGAAAATAAAATCCACACAAAATTTCTTACAGGGATTAATGAATTATGCAAGTTCGTTGAAAGCAGTTAGTTGTACAGAATACACAAAATATGTTTGGCATAAGCTATACCCCAGTAGCAAATTAAGTTGTGAACACATGGAACATTCTGATGATTATTTGTTGTTATTGCGTGGAAATAATTTATCAGAATTAAAGCAGTTTAGGGTATTGCATCGAATAATGATGAAATTACATGGCTTCAATGATAGCATTAAAAAAACAAACACACAAACTATATTGACTGAATTTATATCATTGATATCTGTTAATGGCCAGATGACATATCCTCAGATAAAAAAGGTAAAAGAAGTAGGGTTAAATATTTCTTGTGAAGGATTTATGTCAGATTGTCAAGATGCTTTGTCAAGAAGCGCAGAAGCTTTTAGAATAGGAACGCCTCAAGATGCAGCATATTATATGCAAAGACTACATTTGGTGAACATATTGCGGTCGTATTCAATGCTGCCTGGAATGAAAAATAATATTTGGACAATAAATCAACTATATAACTTACCTATGGAGCTATTTGGTGTCCCAGATACTATACCAGCTATCGCTTTACTTTCAAAAGGAGACACAACAATAACTAGACTTTTAAGCCAAGAAAGAAGAATAAATAATCTTTTTAAAAAAACACAATATTTTCCCAATTTCAATTTGAAAATTATATTAAAAACATTGTATCAAATGCAAGTGCAAGAAATGAAATTGTGTAAAGGTAATTTTGCAGATTACGCTTATGGCTATACTGGCTTATATGCACCTAATTATAGCTATGCTGCAGAAAACAAATTCATAGCACATATTCGACAACATCTGAACATGTCATTTGAAGAAAGCCAACTGTTTATAGCTCAACATCCATGTTATATGTTTCTTAAGCCTCATGATTTAAACTTAGGTTGGCAATGGTTACATTATATGTATTATAGCAAAAGCTTTGCAAAAGCATATTCAAGAGAAAGTAGATCATCATTGACATTAAGATTATCACGATTCACACACAATGCTTGCATTGTTGATCCAGATAATCCATTATTTGAAAACAAAAAGTTTCTTACCATAATGCAATATTTTACTCTACTTACAAAGAAGGTTAAACTCTTTAAAAGTGATTTATTGACACAAGATGAATGGACTATGTTTGAACGTTCATGTATGTCAGGTGATAGCACAACCAATTTCTTGTACAATTTTGTTGAAAACTTGCATTTGACAGAGGACACACCTATGAAGTTGGAAACAACAGCAGTCAGACCACCTTACAAAATATCTTGGTCAAAAATTCAAACTAATGGATTGGAATTGCTCCAATATTGTGTTGCTCCAGATGATTACATTAGAGACAACAGAAAACAAAAGAACAAATTAATTTTGGATTCCGATAAGAAAATGCTGGAAACATTTTACAATATTAAATTAAATGAAACAACTAGTACTGCTCTTTTAGCTTTATTAGCAAAAGATATTTTGGCACAGAAAAAATTAACAGGTGTTTACATGGCATGCACAACAAATGTGGCTGCACCTGAATTGTATTTGCTAGATGCATTAAAACATAGATTAGCAGTAAATCGGAAATATAACGTAACAGGTATTGCAGATGCAATTGGAATTGAACCATACCAACAACGGACATTATACAAGCGACGCACAGAGTTTACATTTGATCATCGATTAGGCTGTCTAGATAGTGCTTTGCTTTATTATGGGTTTTTAGCACACACATTAAAAAAGAGTATCAAAGAAATACGTGTTATCTTCACATTATTGGAATACCAAATTCCAGGTGACACAGCTAGAATACCTGTATTAGAAACTATTAAAAACATGAATATTACAGATAAGGAATTAGAAGGTTTAAAACATTACCATTACAAATCTGTTGCATTCTTAAAATATGTTTTATTGGGCAGCATTGCAGATATACAAGATTATATAAAAAGTTATATGGGATTTAGTTACAATTATGAAAAACGCAAACAAGATGATATTGTGACCAAAGTCACTATAGAATTTATGACAAAACGATTCGTGGCCATTGAAACAATTAAAGGTGATATTTTCTTAAAAACAGAAACACGTGTACCTACTCTAAATTGGGCTGCATATTTAATTGCGTTAAAACTTTGCTCAAAAATAACTCAGACTGAATTGGAATCGAAATTAATGAATATGAAGGACACTCAATCCATACAATTAAATACACAGCAAGCTTATGATGCCATGCCTTTGTTAAAAGATTGCTTATGGATATTAAAATCAACACAAACTATGCATATGTGTAGGTTGGAGCAGTCTGACACTTTCATAGGCACACCATTTTTCTTGACAACACTACCCAGGTATGAACTTCGAAAGTATGGAAAAATCATGAATCATTTAGATTTGGATTTTGAAAGATCAAGTATATATAATGGAAGCCTTAAATTGTTTACAGCACCATTTTTGCAAGTAGAAAACCCAGGACAGCTTTGTTTACCTTCAATGCTGTCAACAAATTTAAAGTTTTACGATGCTAAATTGTTTCTAAACACAAAACACTTGCTGAGGTTAACCACAGATAGAAATTTACTGGCAGGAAGAGATAGTTTGG